CAGGATATCGTTCAGCGCCATTATTTTTATATAGCACATTAATACCATTATCGTCAGTGCACCATTCAACCATTAATTTTACAATTGGTTCGCAACTACTAATATTTTTAATGCTATCCATGTCGTCTATAATATAATCAAAAATGGAACATGCTAGTCGGCACAAATCGAAACTGAGATTAGGTTCAAGTCGTGGTTTCTTGTCGTTAAAATATGGCTCTGTATTGTATTGCGTCGTTGCGTCTCCACCTGTTTGAAAACTATCGCTACAAAATAATTTATTATCGAATTTATAAATAGCACGTCCAAAATCAATGATCTTAAAAATTCTTCCAAATGTTGGCACCTTGTAATACTTTTTTTTGTATAAATAATACAAGTGCTTTTTGTTAGTTGGTATATACATAATATTATTGGTATGTAGATCATTATGTGTGAATGAAAATAGTTTTTGATATACAATTAGTGTCATTATTATTTGCATTAGTGCGGACATCCATTCATCATGAGTTAAATCTGTATTCATAATTAGATCATCTAAAGTGCTCTCACAGTTTTCCATACAAATAACCTGAACAGGGAATTTTTGAAGAGTTAAAAATAGTTTTTCTTCTTCCAGGTCGCTTTCATATGAACTTTCTGAATCAGAACCTGATCCAGACACTGATCCAGACACTGATCCAGACGCTGATTTAAGACTGTGAGTTTCTGAACCACTAGATTTGGAATATGATTTAGCGCAATCTAATTCATCTACATCTGCGTATTCATCCAAAATATCATTTTCATTTGTATGAGATGTTCTAGATGAACAAGATGATCCAGATTTAAGACTAGCTGATTTTTTCTGATCTGTTATATCAATAGAATTTGTAATATCGACAAGATCCATATTTAGCATTTTGACATCATCTAAAGAAAGTGAATTATTTTCATTTGTATTTTCATTAACAATAGAATTTGTTTGACTATTTGAAAAAATATTTTCAAAAATAGAATCATCGATTGATTTTACAGATAAATTTGATTTTTGAGAAATATTCATAATATTTAACGGTTTTAAAGTAGGTTCTAGCATACTTTGACTTTGCATCAAATGGGAATAGTCTTCTACCGTAAACAGCGTATTCTGTTGTTTATTAAAAAACTCAGATTGAACTAAATAGTCAATATCATCAATCACATTAATTTTATAGTCGTTTTTAATAGCCAAAAAAGAGCCGTAATAATCTAGACCGTGAACAAAATTATGTTTATGTAAGACCTGGCTTGTTAAGAATGAGAAAAATCCATCGATATAGGAAGAATTGTTAGGATCTTCTAGCTTTGGATGGACTTTTTTAACCTTGTCAATAGATGGCAAATTAAATAGATTCGGATCTGTGTGATTATATTTTCCTACTAGATATTTAAATGGATCTAACAATGGCGCCATTTTAATAAATACCTTTTGTGTCGTAGCAAAATCTTCGTCTTCAGTAATATTTTTTAGTTTACATGTATAAATATGTTGTTTATTTCTATCATTATCCTTGTCCTTATCTTTGTTTTTTAGATCCTTAATATCTGAAATATGCCACATATGATTTAAATTAATAGCGTTAAAATTGGTGTTATTTAATGAAAAGAATTTATCATAAATTGGTATATAATTCTGAATATTAGAAAGAGAAATGTTTGGGTTGGATTGAAATTTGTTGAAGAGATTTACGTTCTTTCGCTTCTGATAATTTATAGTAATCGCCATTAGCTAATAAAAATAAAATTATAAATTATATTTAACTTATAATAAATGAAATAGCTATATAAACTAACAAATCTTGATAATGCCTAAATATAATGCCTTAAAAAATGCCTTAAAAAAATGCTTTAAATAAAATGAACCAAATATTTTAATCGCGTAAATTACTTTCTTTTTTTAAAATATATAATAATAATAAATGAATTTAGAGCTAAAACGTTTTGATATGAAATCCATCAGTTTTAAGCCTAATGAATCAAAAGGTCCTGTTGTTGTTTTAATAGGACGTCGTGATACGGGTAAATCGTTTTTAGTAAAAGATTTATTATATTACCATCAAGATATTCCTATTGGCACCGTCATTTCTGGGACAGAAGAAGGAAACGGATTTTACGGAAAATTGGTGCCAAAATTATTTATCCACAATGAATACAACACTGCTATTATCGAGAACATTTTGAAGCGACAGCGGCAGGTTTTGAAACAAATCAAAAAGGAAATGGAACAGTTTAAAAGATCCACGATTGATCCTCGAACTTTTGTTATCATGGATGACTGCTTATATGATAACACTTGGTCAAAGGAGAAGATGATGAGGCTCCTGTTTATGAATGGGAGACACTGGAAGGTCATGTTAATAATTACAATGCAATATCCGCTAGGCATTCCACCATCACTAAGAACAAATATAGATTATGTTTTTATACTAAGAGAACCGTATATCGCAAATAGGAAGCGAATTTATGAGAATTACGCAGGTATGTTTCCGACATTGGAGTCATTTTGCCAGGTAATGGATCAATGCACAGAGAATTTCGAGTGCTTGGTGATAAATAACAATGCCAAATCTAACAAACTACAGGATCAGGTATTCTGGTATAAAGCAGACGCACACAATGACTTCAGATTGGGCTCAAAAGAGTTCTGGGAACTATCTAAACAGCTAAATGACGAAGATGAAGAAGAGCAATATGACCCAAATAATGTGAAGAAACGCGGTGCGGGACCCAAAATTGCGGTGAAAAAGAGCAAATGGTAGAATAAACCGCTTACTTATCAGGTTAAGCGGAATTTATTGCTTTCAAAATCTTGCTTTTTATATATAAAGCACCTAAAACAACTAAAAGAGTATCCTATTATTAATATATAATAAGATGCAAGAGCTAAATATCGTTAAACTTATTGAGAGCAATCCAATCTCAAAATTATCTAATGTGTATAATGGCAAACTGTTAACCAAAATAAAAATATATTTACAGATTTTGAACAGCAATTATTTGTTAGTAGCTTTTATTGTTATCTAAATTACAATAAGAATACAGATTTTGTTGTAGATTTAGATAATGTGTGGAAATGGTTGGGATTTAGTCAAAAAATTCGAGCAAAAGAAATGTTAGAAAAAAATTTTACAATTGATTTTGATTATAAACTTGCTTATCAATTTGGAATAGCAAGTCAGGAAAAGATAAATTCAATCAAGGAAAAATGGGGTGGGCATAATAAACAAACAATTTTACTAACAATTAAATGTTTCAAGTCTCTTTGTTTAAAAGCGCAAACAAAAAAAGCATCAGAAATTCACGAATATTATATGAAAATGGAAGAAGTTTTACATGACATAGTAGAAGAAGAAATGGAACTGGCAACCATTATTCAATTTCAAATAAACAAAGATGTCAAGAAGTATAAAAAATAAAAGTATTTTTACGGATTATTATTACCGCTTGAAACCACATTAAAAATAATATATAATCAAATTAATTATATATTATACCATTTAACTAGTCCACAATTTATATTCCGCATAATAGCGGTTTTTGATTCAATAATATTAACTTTGACGATAATTTAGAAACCAAAGTATTAATTTCATTTTGCTGTCCTGTCAATAAAGTTTTTATAGAATTTTCAATGTCAAGTAAATGAACTGTTAACGCGCCACCAAAACCAGCATTATAGCCGATATCACAAGAATCTAGTTGATTATCTAAACAAGCACTTAACGAGCAAACATTTGGAACCGTGTTACTAATATCAAATAATGTCCCTGAGTGACAAGTGTCACCTAGACAAAATGTGCGTTTAGTTTTGCTTAATTTGGAAACCAATAATAAGTTTAATTCATTGTCCAAAATAATGCCACCATTGTAAGATATGTATTCATCTAATTTATCAGTTTCTTCAGTGGTTTTTGATGCGGTTTGGTAACCGTGTCCTGATACAGATATAATTGCATAATCATTTGGATTTACATTATTTGTAAAAGTGGCAAATACAGATTTATAATTATTTAATTTATCAAATGTAATATTTTTTGTAGTAAATTTAGATTGTATTTTAAAGTCATTGTCAATAGATAACACTACAGTTTGACCTCTATTAATATTAGTTTGTTTGGAAAAATTATTAATATAATAGTCCATATTTACAATATCTCTTAAACAAGATCCACCCAAACTACGCATATTATCGGCTTCAATTAATAAAACATGAACAACAGGAGTTGGGTTCACAATCGGGGTAGGTTTTACAACAGGAGTTGGGTTAACAATAGGAGTTGGGTTCACAACAGGAGTTGGGTTCACAACAGGAGTTGGGTTCACAATCGGTGTAGGTTTTACAACAGGAGTTGGGTTCACAATCGGTGTAGGTTTTACAACAGGAGTTGGGTTCACAATCGGGGTAGGTTTTACAACAGGAGTTGGGTTCACAATCGGTGTAGGTTTTACAATAGGAGTTGGGTTTATAATCGATGTAGGTTTTAAAGACATAAATATAATATGTTAATATAATATTTATTTAAATATTTTTAATTGTGATTAAGCTTCCAAATCTTTTTCTTTCAAAGTAAAGGGCCCACTTATAAGCTCAGATCGCCCATAATCTGTCTTGCCTACCACAATATTCTCTCCATCAAATAACTCTGAACGAATATCCGCGACAGAGATGCTATCAGAACCTTCGGTTGTCAGCGCCTTTTCCTGACTAGTCGCGCTGACACCAACCAAATTACCATCCTGATCGATATCTTGCGTCAAAATGTTACCATGCTTTTCCGCATTCTTCTTGTTCTCGTCGATCGCCTTCTGTTTTGTCTCCTTGACACGTGACTCGAAAGCATTCTTCGCAGCGGATTCATTCTTCTGCTTTTCCTGTGCGAGCTGATTTAGCTCCTCTTCCATGTATTCGACGCGTCCAGTCTTGTAAGCCTCCGGATCCCATGGCAACCAAGTGCCAACCGGTCCTACAAAAATGTCAAAGCTAGGATCCACTTCTCGAATAAGTTTAGCGCGTAATTCGGCTTCTTCCTGTGAGGCAAAATTGCCACGAGACTTGAATCCACGCACAGATGTCTGAAAGTTATACTTAATATTGAATTGCTTTTCTAGGTCATCCTCTGCTTTATCCATAAAAGTCTTGTAGTCGTCATCAATGGAAGACGAAATAATATTGTCTCGCTCTTCCTTGACAAACCCCTCGTAGTCCTTCATGACATCCTCAAAAGTTAATTTATATTTAAAAGACATGAAATTAATAAATTGATGAAACTTTTCCATAGATTTAGAAAATTCCCACTGCTTTAGGAATTCCTCGAAAAAGAACATCTCCTTTTGTTTCAAAATTCTTTCTGGAGTGATAAAAGAAAAACATCCAAAGGTTTGTCCGGCAATTGGCTTGTCTACCTCCAATAAATCCACATATTTAAGATTAGGAGAACCATCTTTGGTAAATTTACGATCAAATGCCAACTTTTTGGCAATATTAGATTTAGATTTTCCGCTCATTATATATTTAATTGTTTAGTTTGTTTTAAGTATTAATTTATTTAATTAATATTTTAGATTATTTATCTTTTATTTATATTTAATTTCTTTTTATTTTCTTATATTTTATATATAGGATGTTTAACACGAACGAACTTATTAAGCGAGTGATCAAGTATGTTGTGGAAGGTTTGATGATTGCAATTGCGGCATACGCTATCCCCAAAAGGTCCATGAACATGGAGGAAATCGCGTGCCTTGCTTTAACTGCTGCGGCAACCTTTGCTATTTTGGATACATATATTCCTAGCATGGGTGTTAGTTCTAGAACCGGAGCCGGATTCGGAATTGGGGCAAATTTAGTGGGATTTCCTGGCGGACTCTAAACCATAATATAGTAACGAATCTTTAAATCATTATAATATAATATTTTTAAAAATTAAATATTATATAATTAATTTTAATCTCCTTTTGATATTCTAAATGTGTCTTCGCTATATTCTTTTGTACCAACTTCAAAGATTTCAGAATCTTCTAAAGCATGAAGCTGATGTGCTTCTCCTGGTTTATGAATAATTATATCACCCACATTTAAATATTCTGAATTAATAATACCATTATTGGAATCAATCCAATTTAATATTAATTTCCCCTTTGAAACATACCATGTCTCTTCTCTTTTTATATGATAATGTAAAGAAAATTGTTTATCTTTATATAAATATAATATTTTTCCTGAATAATTTTCAGTATCAGCAAAGATCAATTCTTTTCCCCAATTTTTATTAATTACTTTAGGCAAATTTGGAATTGTATTTTTTTTTGAATTATGCAATAACATAATATATTATAATATATTATGTTATAATGCCTCAAAGAACGAGTTATATTGGGAAAAGGATAAATTATTTTGCGAATAATACTTCAATCAATACATCAAAAAAGGTAGTAAAAGTAGTAACAGAAATACCAAAAGAAATACCAAAAGAAATTATTCCTAAATATATAGAACATACTTTAACAGTAGATTCAGTTATTCATACACTAGAATCAGTTAAAGATAGCATATATTATGTTAATTATGTAAATAATTTAATCGACAAATATTTTGATATAATTAAACAAAAAATGGATTTTAAAAGTGTAATAAGCGACGATGTAGTAAGAGATTTTTTTGAATTAGACAATGTTGTCGGTGACTATTTTTGGATACATGATATTCCAAATAATACAGATGATGTAAGTATACAAAATACTATACAATATTATACATACAAGGAATTTGATGATTTATTTAGTCAAAAAAAAAATAAAGATATAAATTGCGATACGAATTTGAAAACTTTACTAGTAGAGGAAACTAAGAATACTATTAATATTTTAAATAGATTAAAACAACAAAATTCTCAAGACAATTATACATATTTAACAAATAAAGAATGGAAATATGGCATAAAATTAGATTATTTAATTTTTAGACGTTTGCCTTGGGATAATTCAAAATGGATAGTTATAGGTTCGGGAATAAATTTAAATAAATACTTACCAAATACTAATAATAAATATATTTTTTCAAAAGAATACCAACTTTTAATTAATACTATGGCAGAAAAAATAAACATAGATTCATTATCAGAAGAAGTATTTGACTATGGTAGTGTTTTTAATTTTAATAATTTAAAATGTATTATATCAAAAAAATATCCATATTGGAATAATACATATTTATCACAGTGTTATATAAAAAATTCTAATGAAGATATCCCATGCAAATTTAAAAATATAATTACATCTTTAAATAATTCAGTTCCTAATGTGTCTTTAAATAATTTAAAAACCATAATATCATATAATATTGAAAATAATTATTTTTGTGGAATTATTACATTTTCAGTAATAAATGAAAGAACATATTTTAGTATATCTGAAATATTAATAAATTCTTTTATTAAACCAACATTAAAAATTCCAGGCGATATGGCATTAAATGGAAATTTAACCATTAAAAATATTGAAAATGATAATTTAATTATAATAGATAATTATAAAAAAATTACAACATTTAATAATAAAATAGGTATAAACCAAGAACCATATGAAGTGAATGCGTTGTTAGATATAGATAATTTGGCAAATATTAATTTATTTGAAATATTAAATTATAATATAAAACCAATAACAATTAACAGTTATCATATAATTACAAAATTTAAAGATTTATTTGACTCTGAAAATTCTGAAATAACATCAGATTTAATAAACTTATACATGAATAATGATAATTTAATTAATTATCGAAATCAATGCGCAGTTCTCCAAATTCCAATTATTGATGAAATACAAAATTCAAATATAGAATTTTTATATACAAGTCCTACAGGAGAATTTAACAGTTTAACATTAGACGTTTCTTCTTATAATAGAATAAAATATATCATGAATAATATAAGTAAGCTTAAAGCTATAACTGATGTAAATAATCATATATTTACATTCATAATTTTATTAAATGACATAAATGATAATTTTTTATGTTCATTAAAGGGATTTGAAATAAATAATAAAATGTTTTTTATCATGACATATAAAAAAGTAAATAATTTTATAAATGATAAATCATATAATGATGTATTCATAAAATATATAGACACCTATACAAAATTATCTATAATGATGGAAGTAGGCTATTCTATAGTTAAACGTGATGAAATATATTCGGAATTAATTAAAGGAAATAGCGTGAATAGTTTTACAAAATTTATACAAGAAAGTAGTTTTTTTAATCGATTAAATATAACAGATCAATACTTTTTTTGTTTTGAATTAGATGGAGAAGAACGTTATTTGTTTTCTGAAGATAAACCTGAATGGAATAACAAAAAAACAAAAGATTTATATATACCAAATACAACAGTATCAGTTTCATATTTAACATCAATTATAAAAAATAAATCCCAACTTAATTATAATTTACAAGAAAATCAAACATTTATTATAGATTATGATTGGGTGGTTGGATATAAAAATTCCTTTTTAAAAATAATAATAATAAATAATAAAAAATATTTACTAGGATCAGGAATAAATGCGATTAATTTAATAAATCAATCCATAATAACCAAGGGTGATATAACTTGTAGTGGTAATATGCGTGTAACCAATACAAATAATGATGAAATTTTTAAAATTGATGTAGTCAACAAAAACATTATAAATAATTATAATGTTGGCATTGGAACGAGTAATCCAACATCAACGTTACATATAGTAAATTCAACCATAGATGATATTATTAATACTTTGAATGATTCGTCTAAACATATGCTTTATAATCAATTATTAATAGAAGAATTAATAAAATGTGATAGTGATAGTCAATTTGAATCAACCATAAATAAATTTTATGAAGATATATCAAATGATATACAACAAACTCAAAATAGTTTTATAACAGTTAATAAAATTAATTTAAATACTATGTTATCTACAGATATGACATGTCTTTATAATCCAATTTATCCTATTTTTAATGGAAATCTTTACTCTACCATTTTATATTTAGATCCAAATATAATATCAGTAATAAAAAATTATCTTGATTTATATCAAGAGATATTAAACGGAGATCTTTTATTTGACAAATCGTTGATTAATAAAAATTTTGAGTATATATTTGGTTTCAGAAGATTGGGGATAAAATGTTTTAGTTATAAAAGTAATTTATATATATTGGAAAGTGGTCTGTATATTCAAAAATATGATCTAAATATGTATACAGATAAAAATTTGGTTATTTATATGGAATATAGTCAATATTCTAAGATTTTATTAAATTGTTGTTTTTTAAAATTTCATCCGGAAACAGTGTCGTATAATAAAGAAAAACAAGAAGATAATTTATCATTTATTATACAAAAATATCCTTTTATTATAAAAAATATAGTCATCATTGAGCTTATAGAAACAAACAAATTTTTAAATTCAAAAATTGATTTTTTTAATTTTAACAATGAAGATGAATATGTTGATAACAGCAAATTATTAACTGAAATAGAAGATGAAGCGGTTAGACAAAAATATTATAATATAATGGTGAATCTTTATAAATTTTTTGGAAACTCTTATAAATCTCTAGGTTATACTGGTGTTATATATTATGATGATAATACTAATGACTACAAAGGATCTTTTATCGTAGTTAAAATAAATGAAATATATAAAATAGTTTTAATCGAAGCAAATATATCTGATATAATTAAATCAACTGTCCAAATTAGCGGTGATATGAATATTCAGGGAGACTTATTTTTAACGAATAAATTTACAAAAGAAAATTACATAAATTTAAATCCAACAGACAAATATGTTGGAATAGGTACTAATGAAAGATATACAACTTATAGCGATAATTATGTAACAACAAGTGATGTATACAATTCAAAACATCATGTATATATAAAAAATGATAAATTTCCTAACGCTGTATTTGAGAGAATAGGAGAAACTTCTGACCCTGATAAAAAATATGATTTGTTATATGCAAATTTAGCTAGTGTTTCTGGTTGTAATGTAAGAAGAAAATCAAATTATTTTGATTTTAATGAAATGTTTAATTATGCAAATTATCATGATACAATTTTAAAAAATAGTAATGAATATGATAATGTTACACATGTTAAATATGGTGTAGATCTATCGTATGAATTGACAAATAAAAATAATATAACAAAAGAATTAGGATGTTTATCTATGGTTATAGATAAGATTGATAGTAACCATATTTATGCCGGGTTTAGTGTAAATGCGTTTGATAATGGAGATAATAATGAAATTATTTCTAAAAATTTAATGTATGTAGATAATGATAGCACATTACATGTAAAACAAATAAAACTTAACGGCAAAACTTTATTATATGATAAAAATAATGACTGTTTAATATTTGATGGTAAAATAGTTAATTTGATATAATTTTGATGACTACATAATCATAAATATATGATAATTTTAAACAGTCGCAATAAATTCCCAATCCAATTCGACACACATTTTTTTCCATGTTTCGTCTTGCTCGATCAATTTTTCGCGATCTTTTAGCAACGGAATAGAATCCAGATACTGTTCTTCCCCAAGAAGCTCACAAAACTTAAAAAGGACATAATAGTAGTTCAAAAAGTTGACACGATAGTCAGGACAAGTTTTCGCATAAGGAGACTGAGTTTCCATAAAAAGATTACACAAGGTTTCTTCTAATTCAGGGCTAAATACAGGCGGTTTAATGCCCAATTTATTTTTAATAAATGCGATGTGTTCATAATATTTATTAAATCCTAGTTTCTTCAAAATTTCTTTAGTCTTGTAATGTGTTAGGTGTTCCAAACTAATTCGCTCCTTTTTGATTTGTAAATGTATTTGATCGATAACATCATCGGGAATTTGGGTCGTCTCTTTGCCTTGAAATTGCGCCAATATTTCCTTGAAATGGTTGATTTTTTTGTAAGCATAGAAGCAGACCTCTTTGGGCGGCTCTTTATATGACGGTTTTTCATTTTCAATGAGATACGGAATATTGACGGCGCATATATTACAAATAAGGACACCTTCGTCATCAAGTGGAATCAATTCACCCTTAAAACAGTGCTGACATACATCAGTTGATCTAACAAAAGAATTCATGTCAATAAAGGTTTCATCAATGTTGCTGAGATATTTTTGAACAATATTCTTATTTCTGTTTTCAGTGATAGTCGCATTTGTATCTTGATTATCATTTTGAATTTTAAAGAAATTAAAAAGCATTTGATTTTTAGACGTGACTGGTTTGTTAGTAGAGGTCGATGAATTATTATTCGAATTTGTATCGGTATTATTAATGTTTTTTTTGTTCTCAAAATATTCAAAAATGAATTTAGAATTATCTAGAAAATAATTATTTTTTTTGTCCTTCAGTTCTTTAATCAATTCATTTATTTCTTTAACACGATCTTTCATGTCCATGATTTGCTCTATATTGGCTGTTTTATCGAGAGTTTCAATTTTCAAAGTTAAATCCGCTTTTTCTTGTTTTAATTTAGGTATAGTATCTATTTCATTCTTGGAAAATTCATTGATAAACTCTTTATGCTTTCCATCAAGTGTAGTAGTGTATTTTTTACAAACACGGATTTTTTTGTTAGACTTGGGCTTGAAACTTGGCATTACAATGTTAATATATAAAGAGTAATTAATTATTTAATTAGAAATTTATAAAAAGATATTATTGGTTTAAAGACAAATAATAGTTTCAGTCAATACATTAAAGAATAATGGATACTGTAACTAACATTGAAATAAATATTTTAGACGCAAGTCAAGTAGAAATAGATCAACTAAAATTTAAGAAGATGGTGTTTTTATACAACGCATTAGATAATGGTTGGTCCATTAAGAAAAAACTGAATTCTTATATTTTTACGAAAAATCATGAAGGGAAAAAAGAAATATTTGATGAATCATATTTGTCCATATTTATGAAGGACAACTCAAACATAAATAATATATTATCTTAATATGTAGGTAGTGAATTAAATTAATAAAAACAATTAATTTAATTTTAGGAATATTTTTTTCTTTAGCAATATTATAAAATGGGAGGTGGTTTAATGCAACTCGTGGCTTACGGCGCTCAAGACGTTTACCTTAAAAGCCTGTAGGGTAGAAAAACATCAGGGAATATCGAAAAAATAAGATATTCAATAAAGCCTTTTGTGGATCCATTTAGGACCACTGATGTTAATCAGGGATTTGTCTATCATAGACAAATGAAAAACCCTGGTAAGAAAATCAAACTGCTTGAAACCCCTAAAACTTATTCTACTAAGCAATTTTTGTGAGAAAATTGTGGCCAAGACAAAGACCTTGGGTATAGTAAAAATGAATAAGATGAATTGAACTAACAAGTTCGATAAAATGGGCAATGAGCATCCAAGCTTCTTTAAATGAAATAATAAATACTAATTAAAACAATATAAATACAAAATTAAATACAACGTATAAATAAATGTCTTGCGATAAGATTAACGAAAAGTTTTGCGACAAATGTAAAACTAATTATCCAATTGACAATTATAGAAAATATGATGAAGCCAAATTTGGAAAAACATGTAAAAAGTGTTTAAACGAATTAGATAAGACAAGAAAGAAAAATCTCAGACAACAAAAAGCTGAAAATACTATTGCAAAATGTGAAAAATGTCAAGAAGAAAAGGCATTAAAATGTTTTGCAAAGTTGAAAAAGTTTTATAAAAAAAAAATCTGTCTTTCTTGTTATCCTAAATTTTTAACAGAACAAAAAACAGCATGGTGCAAAAATGAACATAATACAAATATGAATTATAGAATTAAAAAATCATTAGCAGCACGATTAAGAACAGTTTTAGTTAAAAATGATTCAACCATGAATTATATTGGATGCAATATTCAATATTTAAGAGAGTGGTTTGAATACAATTTCACAAGTGAAATGAATTGGGATAATTATGGTTCTTACTGGTCAATTGATCACATTATACCTGTTTGTAAATTTGATTTGACTTTAGAAGATGAAAAATTAAAATGCTGTAATTGGACAAATTTAATGCC